AACGCCGCAACGCTGGCAGAAACAAGCACTCGAAAACCTCCGCGACAACGACCGCGTCGCCGTCAAATCCGGCCACGGCGTCGGCAAAACGGCGTTCTTGTCTTGGGCCATTCTGTGGTTTCTCTCGACGCGCTACCCCGTCAAAGTCGCCGTCACCGCAAACACCGCGAGCCAGCTCAACGATGTCCTGTGGTCCGAAATCCGCAAATGGCACGGCCGCATGAACGACGCGTTCGCCAGCCAGCTCGAAATCAAATCCGACAAAATCACGCTCGTCGGCGGCGAGGACAGCTTTGCCGTGGCTCGAACCGCCCGCCGCGACCAGCCCGAAGCGCTCGCGGGTTTTCACGCCGACAATATGCTGTTTGTCGTGGACGAGGCGTCGGGCGTGCCGGAAATCATCTTCGAGACGGCCCAGGGCGCGCTGTCCACCGAAGGCGCAAAGATCATCATGGTCGGCAACCCGACTCGCGCGCAGGGCTACTTCTTCGACGCGTTCAAAAAGAATGCAGACCGCTGGGCCAAGCAAACCGTCAGCTCCGAAGACGCCGATTACGTGCAAGACGCCTTTATCGCGGACATGGCCTCACAATACGGTGACGAGAGCAACGCCTACCGTGTTCGCGTATTAGGAGAATTCCCAACCGGCGACAGCGACAGCTTGATCCCGCGCCACTTGGTCGAAGCGGCCATGCAGCGCGAGGTCGAACCGACGCTCGGTGTTGCGCCGGTTTGGGGTCTCGACGTGGCGCGGTTTGGCGCAGACCGCACGGCTTTGGCGAAGCGACGCGGCAACGAGCTGATCGAGCCGGTCAAGTCGTGGCAAGACCTAGACACGATGCAAACGGTCGGCATGGTCATCCAGGAATACGACGCCACGCCTTACAGCGACCGCCCCGCCGAGATCCTGATCGACGTGATTGGGCTGGGCGCTGGCGTGGTTGACCGCCTCCGCGAAATTGACCTCGGCCCGCAAATACGCGGCGTGAACGTCTCGGAAAGCCCGGCGCTGGGCAACAAATACAACAAACTGCGCGATGAGCTGTGGGGCAAGACGCGCGCCTTTTTCGAAAACCGCGACTGCGTCATCCCGCAGGACGACAAGCTCGTCGAAGAGCTGTGCGCGCCGACGTTCTCGTTTCTCAGCTCCGGCAAGATGAAAATGGAAAGCAAAGACGAGATGAAACGCCGGGGGCTGAAATCGCCCGACCTGGCCGACGCGTTCGTTCTGACCTTTGCGAGCCAAGCCGCCCGCGCCGGCAACGCCGCTGGATACCGCCACAACAGTCCGATTGAGTACGATGACAACTGGATCGTCTGACCTGCCCGCCTGGGCGCGTATTGATTACAAGTTTTACTTTGTCGGCGAAAACGGCGACCGGGCTTGCGTGGGTGACAGTGGGTCAACCCAAAGCCTTGACCGCGACCAGCTCAAAGAGCGCGCGTTGCTGTGCCGCGACAAGCTAACCGAGCGCTTTAAGCAGAAATTCCGCACCATGCGGCCTGATGAGGTCGAAAAGTACGTTGCAGACCAGAAAGCCGCTGGTTTGGCAAAAGCGCCGCGAAATGTTACATAAACGACAACAAATGAGTAAGGCCGGTTATGTACGTACAATTTCGCAAACGCCCCGCAAAAAAGAAAGCTGAAGCCGAGCCGAAAAAACCGGCGGCTAAGCCAAAGCGCGGACGCGGCAGACCCAGAAAGACCGACAAATGAACTACGACGATCTGCGTGGTCGCCTTAACGACGAAATGACGGCCGCTGTAAACTACAGCGACACGCAGTTTCAGCACGACCGCATTCAAGCCCAGCGCGCCTATTTGGGCAAACCGTTCAACAAAGTGCCGGCGGGCCGCTCATCCGTCATTTCGACCGATGTTAGCGACACGGTGCATTATTTGCTGCCGTCGCTGATGGACATTTTTTATCGTGGTCAGGAAATCGTGCGCTTTGTCCCGCGCAATGCCGACGACGTAGCAAAAGCGGACGCCGCGACCGCCCTGGTCAATCATATCTTTGCGAGCCAAAACGACGGCTTTACGGTCCTGTCGGACTTCATCACCGATGGCCTGTTGTTCAAAGCGGGCGTGTTGAAGGTCTACTACGAAGACAACGGCAGCGAAGAAATCGAGACGATTGAAGCCGACGACGCCCAGCTCGCCGCGCTGCTTGATAGTGGTTTTGACATTCTTGAAAGCGAGTCCGACGAAGAAACCGGCCTGACGACCGTGAAGGTGCGCAAATACACGGCCAAGCCGAAAATCTGCATCGACGTCATCCCGCCCGAAACTTTCTTGTTCTCGCCGCAAGCAACGAGCGTGATGGACGCGAGCTTCCTTGCGCATCGAACTTACATGACAATCGGCGAGCTGGTTGCGATGGGCTATGACCGCGCAACGGTCGAGGAGCATGCTGGGCTGGGCGAAGGCTGGTCCGAGGAAGAAACCGACACGCGCCACGAAGAAATCGACGGCGGCAAAGACCTTGAACCACGGCACACCGACATGGTCCGCGTGGTCGAGGCGTACATGCCGATTGACGATGGTGACGTCGAACAGCGCCACCGCGTTCTTGCCATTGGCGACAGCAACCATATCCTTGAAGCCGAGCCGATCGATTTCTGCCCGTTCATTGTGGGTTCACCGATCCGCGTGCCGCATCGCATGATTGGCCGCAGCGTCGCCGAGCTTGTGATGGACATTCAGAAAATTAAATCCGGCCTGCTGCGCGGCGTTTTGGACAACATGAACCTGTCGAACCATGCGCGCGTTGCCGTGGTCGATCAGGCCGTAAACCTCGACGATCTGCTAAACAGCCGACCTGATGGCATTGTGCGCATGCAGCAGCCGGGCATGGTCCAGCCGTTGCAGGTGCCGCAAGTCATGTCGCAGGGCTTGTCGGTCCTGACGTATATGGACGACGTTCGCGACACCCGAACCGGGTTCAGCCGCGCGTCTATGGGTCTCGACCCCGACCAGCTTCAAAGCACGACAAAAGAAGCGGTCAACGCCACGCTGCAAGGTGGTCAGATCAAAGTGCAGATGATCGCGCGCACACTGGCCGAAACAGCAATCCGCCCGCTCGCCCGGCTTATTCTCGACCTTGCGCTCAAGTACTACGAACAGCCGCTGCTGCTCAAAATCGGCGACAGTTGGCAGTCTGTAGATCCAGCAATGATCGACGCCGAACTCGACGTTTCGATTGATGTTGGCATTGGGTCAGGCCGCGACGTCGAAAAGCAAATGGCGCTGACGCAGATTGCCGCGATCCAAAAAGAAATCCTGACAACGCTGGGCATGCAAAACCCAATCGTTTCGGTTGAACGCTACCTCGGCACCCTGCGCAAACTGGCTGGCATGGCTGGGCTAAAAGACGTCAACGCGTTTTTCGCCAGCAACGAAGAAATTGCCCAAGCCCGACAGCAGATGCAAAACCAGCCGCCCGCGCCTGATCCCGAAGCGCAGAAAGCTGAACGTGATTTCGAGCTGCAAAAGGCCAAACAGGATGCAGACATCAAGCTCGCCCGTGAAAAAATGGAAGCCGAGCTGCAGATCCGCCGGGAAGAGATGGCGATGGAATTCGAGCTTCGCCGGATCGAGGCTCAAGCCGGCGCTGACATATCCGCTAATCTGCCAAGAGGCCAATAATGACCGACGCCGAACGCGCCGCACACTTCCAGGCGCTGCTCGCGCACCCTGGGTTCACCGAGCTTGAAGCGATCGCCAAAGAACGAGCGTTCACGACATTCGCCCAAAGCGATGACTTCGACAACATGACCAAAACAGTCGCCGAGTTTCGCGCGATCCGCCGATTGCGCCAACTGGCTCAAAACTACGTGTCCGACATCACGAATAAAGGATGATGACAAATGGCCGATCCCCTATCCATGACGGCGGCGGTTGATTTAATCCGTGCCGCAGCGCAAGACGCCCCACCGACCGAACAGCCCGAGGCTGAAACGCCAGAGCAACCGGACGAAACGCCGGCGGATACAGTCGAAGCGGGCGAGTTGGAAATTGATGCTTCAACGGATGACGCCGAGGAAGCTGCGGTTGAAGATGAGACACCCGAAAACGTAGACGACGCTGACGACGCCGAGCAAGACGACGAAAATGTCTATGAATTGCCGGAGGTTATGCAGCGCGGCGATGACGGCGAGTGGTATATTGAAACCAACGTCTTCGGCGAGAAAAGCCTTGAACGTCTTGACAGCGTCATCGCAAGGGCGCAAAAAGACAAAGCAGCGGACCAGCGCTTGGTTGATGCGAAAGAACAGGCTCGCCAAGCGCATGAGGCCCAACGACAGGCAACAGCGCAGTTGCAGGCTTACGGCGATAACGTCGCGGCACTGCAAAACGAACTGACCGCCCTACAGGAAGCAAGCAGGCTCACACCCGAGCAAGAAGCGGCTTTGCAGGCGGAAAATCCAAACGCGCTGATTGAACTGAAAAAGATGCAAGAGGCCAGGTCCACCCGCCTCAGCGAACTAAGCCAGCAACAGGCAGCAGCCAAACAAGCGATGGTCGAGCAGAACACACGGCTCGCTTATGAATTGCTCCCCGAATGGCAAGACCCCGAAGTGTTAGCCCGCGAACGCGATGGCATCATCACCGTCGCCAAGGCCGCTGGGTTCAGTGACGCCGAGGTTTACAATGAAATCGTGGACGCCCGCTACCTGCCGGTTTTCCGCAAAGCGTGGTTGTACGATCAGCAAATGACCAAACAGCAGACGGCCAAGACCAAGGCCCGCAAAGCTCCCAAACTCGTAAAGAAAAAGCCGCCTGTCGCCCCGCCGAGCGAAGGTCAGAAAAAGCGCCGAGCCGCTTATGACCGCTTGAACAAGACAGGCAAAGTGAATGACGCGGTTGAGGCTTTATTGGCTCGCCGCAGCTAATAAGGAACCAGCCTGATGGCTACTACAGTATCAACTGAATACAAGACCAGCGCCGCCGTTGGTGCGCGCGAAGACTTGTCCGACATCATCGCTCGCATTGACCCATCCGAAGTGCCGTTGCACAGCGCAATGAAAAAAGGCACTCGCAACGCAATCTCCTTCGATTGGCAAGTCCAGGAGCTCGCGACGGCTGGCGCAAACGCGCAATCTGAAGGCGGCGAGATCACGTCCTACGAACAAACCACGACCGACCGCTTCCAGAACCACATGCAGATTTCGCGCAAAGCGTTTGCTGTATCTGGCACCCTGGACGCGATCAGCACCGCAGGCCGCGCGCGTGAAAGCGCTTACCAGTCCGTGCTGAAAGGTCTGGAAATTCGTCGCGACGTGGAATTCACCATGCTCCACGACCAGGTCAAAAGCCTGTCCGATCCGCGCAAAGCCGGCACCTTGTCGTCTTGGATCACCAACGTCGTAAACGCGGCCGATTTTACCGCCGGCACGCACAACGGCGACGGCTCCACGCTTCCTGGCGCAGCAACCGACAGCAACTCTGACGGCATCGCCGACGCTTTCGCAGCGGCAACCCCCGAGGCTCTGTCTGTCGCTAAGATTGACACCGCGATGCAGGCAGCGTTCGAGGATGGCGGCAAGCCAACCATGATCCTGCTGTCGCCGACGCAGAAGAAAAAGTTTTCCGATGCGACTGAAGGCGCGACCGGCACCGTCAGCAACCAGATCAACTACTCCGCTCCGCAGGAAGTGACCAGCGTTGGCGCTGTCTCAGTTTACCTGTCCGACTTCGGCGGCGTGGAAGCTGTTGTGGATCGGTTCGCACCAAACGACCGCGCGTATCTGATTGACCCAGAACACGTCGAGTTTGTGACCCTGCCGGGCCGTAACTTTGCGACCCAAGACCTCGCCAACGACGGCGACCGGGATCGCGGTTTTGTGGTGTGTGAGTGGTCGATGGAGTTCAAAGCTCCGAAGGCTCACGCAGCGCTTTACAGCCTGACCACGTCCTAAGCGACATATCGGGGGGGTCTTCGGACCCCTCTTTACTTATGCGGGGTGAAGCATGGCCGGCAAAATCGTCTCTCAGACTACCGACAAAAAAACGGTACTCGATATAACCGATGGTGGCGTCATTGAAGGCGTCTATTCGATCCAGCGCGCCGACAAGATCATTGACCGCAACCGCGTCGAGCGGAACGCGCACAAGCGCGGCAGTCTGATCGGTAACACGCAGAAACATTGGCAAAAAGTCGCCGACATCCCCGAGACGCTTTATTACGATTTGGTCGCGAAGCTGGGCAAGCCCGCAGACAACCCGACCGAATGGAAAAAGTGGCTCAACGATTACGACAACCGATTTTTCCGAACTAGCGAGGGGTCGGTCTGATGCAGAACTACGGCACGCTGAAATCTTTTATCGCCGACTTTCTCGCGCGCGATGACCTGACGAGTCAGATCGGCACCTTCATCACGCTGACCGAGCAACGCATGAGCCGCGAGCTGGACATCGCGCTACTCGAACGCACGACGCAATCAAGCGTGTCTGCAGGCCAGCAGTTTGTCAGTCTGCCGACCGATCTGCGCAGCATTCGCGAAGTCGCTTACGTTGACGGTGGCACGCGCCAGGGGCTGCACTATCTCAGCCCGTCGCAACTGGACGAACGCAAGCGCAGCACAACGACGGACGCTCTGGCTTTCTACAGCATCACGGCAAACGAGCTTGAACTGCTCGCCCCGCCAAGCAAGGCGCTGACGCTCGAATTTGTTTACAACGAAGGCGTCGCGGCCCTGACCGACAGCGAGCCGACCAACACAGTTCTGGCGCGCCACGGCGACTGTTATCTGCAAGGCGCGCTGCACCAGGCGTTCGCGTTTCTGCAAGACGAACAGCGCGCTCAGTATCACGACGCCCTGTTTACGCGCGCATTGGCCGAAATCAAAAAAGACAGCGACCGTCTGCGCTTCGGCACTTCGGATTTACAGATCCGGCGCGGCGCATCTGACGGCGGCAGTGGGCTTATATCGGTAGGCGGCAGCAGCACCGGCACTGGCACGCAAGGACCGCAAGGCCCGCAAGGACCGCAAGGCCCAGCGGGACCAGCTGGCGCAGATGGGGCAGACGGCGCAGATGGCTTGGGTTGGACCGGCGGCAGTTACGACGCCAACACCGGCATCGTCACTTTCACGTCGAATGATGACCTTGGGTTCTCAACGGGCGATCTGCGCGGCAGTGGGTCAGGCTCAGGCATCGCCAACGTAGTCGAGGACACGACCCCGCAGCTCGGCGGCAATCTTGATCTAAATAGCAACGACATCACCGGAATTGGTAATATTGACATTACTGGCAGTGCCGCTTTAGCAGCCTCGACTGGGCAGGCTTCATTAACGCTGCAAGGTGCCAGCACTTCGGCCGGAAACGAAGCAGAGATCACTGAAAATGGGGGGTATTTATCGATCAATAGCGGGTCTGACGTTCTCGTCAGGACGCCGAACACTTTTGCGATTGGCCCAGCGAGCGGACCATTAAATTTTCAGGTCAACAATGCGTCAGCCGCTATTACGTGGCAAAACAACGACATCTGGCACGACGGAAACGCTAACGCCAAGATTGACAGCCACCTAAACCAAAGCAACCCGACAAGCGGCCATGTCCTGTCTTGGGACGGCACCGATTACGCATGGGTCGCGCAGTCGGGCGGCGGCTCTGGCGACATCACAGCGGTCAACATCACTGCCGGCACGGGTCTGACTGGGTCGCAAAACACGGCATCTGGCGACCACACGCAAACTCTTGCTCTGGCGACGGCCGGCATCGGTTCAGGCACTTACGGCAGCACAAGCAACACGACCAAAATCGACACCATCACGGTTGACGCTTATGGGCGAGTGACGGCGGTGGCGACCGGCGCGGTTTCCGGCGGCAGCGGCACGCCAGGCGGATCAAATACACAGGTTCAATACAACAACAACGGCTCATTCGGCGGCGACAGCACGTTCACATTTAACGCAACGACGAACACGCTGACGGTTGAAAACCTTGAAGTGACCGGCTCCGGCTCGACCAATACGATCAGCAGCAGCAGCGATGTTGTTCTTGACGCCGGCAACCGCGTCACGGTCGAAGGCACGGTGCCTTTCCGATTGCCAAACCTGACGACGACCCAGCGCAACGCGATTTCAGCGCAAGCGGGCGACATGGTGTTCAACACGTCAACCAACGCCGTCAACGTCTACAACGGTTCCTCTTGGGTGGCGCTGTAAATGGAAAAAGAATACGTCGTCACACTTGAAAACGCCGAAGACGCCGATCAGTTTTTTGCGGAAATGACGGCGCAGTCTGGCGCGGGCCAAATCCCCGCCCGATCTGTTGACGTGGTCAACGCGCGTCCTGGCAGTTTGCGCAACACTGAATATGCGCTGACCGAGGCCGAGGCCGAAACGCTGCGATCAGACCCCCGCGTTTTGGCAGTAGAAATCCCTGTGGGCCTAAACCCTAATGTCAGCTCTGGGCCGGGACTGACGCAAACGGGCAGCTTCAGCAAAACGACAAGTTCAAGCGGTTCCAATGTCAACTGGGGACTTATTCGCTGCAACGCCACGTCAAACATTTATGGGTCGGGCAACAGCACTTCGCAAAACTACGACTACCACCTCGACGGCACAGGCGTTGACATTGTCTTGGTGGATTATGGCATCCAAGTCGGCCACCCCGAATGGGAAGACGCGGCAGGATCAAGTCGGTTGCAGCAAATAAACTGGTACACGGCGGCGGGCGTGTCGGGGACGCAAAGCGGTTCATTTTATACGGACGCCAACGGCCACGGCACCCACGTCGCCGGCATCGCTGCGGGAAAAACTTTTGGCTGGGCGCGCGGCGCAAATATCTATTCGATGAAAGTTGACGGCGTCGGCGCTATTGCGCACAGCGGCGTTTCGTACACGGCTTATGATTTGATAAGACTATGGCACAACGCAAAGCCGGTGCAGTCAAACGGTTACAAGCGCCCGACGATCGTGAACGCGTCGTGGCAGTTTTGGTGGAACTACAGCACGCCGCCGACTTACATCAACTATAGAGGCAGCGCAAAACAAGGCACGCTTGTCGGCACAGCTGCGGAACGGCTGTCTTATGGGTGGGCCGGCGACGGAACGGTAAGCGCATTCGGTAACTACGTGCAGCCATACCGCGACACAGCCATTGACGCCGAGGTCGAGGACATGATTTCGGCTGGCGTCATCTTTGTACATAGCGCCGGAAATTTTGGATACAAAACCGACGCGCCGGGCGGCCCTGATTACAACAATTATGCCTATAGCTCGA